GGAGAACCAAAACTCGCAAGGGTCACCCCAGTGGCCCAAAATGGACTGTCATCCTTAATAACACTATTCGGTACAACCGAGTAGATATTGAGGATTGGCAAAACAAAACTAACAACCCTAATTAATTAAATTATCATGTTAAGCATTACAGCCGTTGGCAACCTAGCCTCAGATCCAGTACAGAAGGAAACTTCTCAAGGTACTAAGGTGACAAATTTCAGACTACTAACAGACATTCAAGATGTGACTGTCCAGATTGATTGCACTGTATGGGGCAACCGAGGAGATGTTGTCATGGACTATATCAAGAAAGGCAGTCAGATTACCGTTACAGGATCTGGTAATTTGAATATTTTTGAGAAAAGAGATGGCAGTGCTGGAGCATCTATTCAGGTAAGGGTAAATGATTTTACATTACCTGTAAAAACTAGAAGCTCAGAAGCAATCCCAGCCTGATCTATAGGGGCATTAAGGTATTTCACAAAAAGCCACCTTAACCAAAGCTAACACTCAATAGTTAAGACTGAATTTTTTGTTCTATAACCACCTTATGTAAGTCCCCTTTTTTATTTATGACAATGGATTTAGAAATTAGTGAACTTTCTGAAGTGTGTTCTGTTTTAAGAACATATATTTCACAAGCAAAACGAGTAAACAAAAAAAATAGGCTTAAAAATGCCTTACAAAAACTTGAAGTTGAACTTTCTTATAAAGAGTCTAAATTTTCACGACAAATTTATTCTGGAGGATTTGTTACTTTTACAGAAAACAATTTATGTCCTACTTGCAAACAGCCAAAACAAACAAGCACTTTAGCTTAATAAAATTATGGAGCAAAGCAACAAAGACCTGATCAAAAATTATTACGACCAGCTTGCAGAATTACAGAAAAAATTTTGGTTTGAACGGTTAGATCTTAAGGAATATTGTGTAAGATATGATGCTATAAATAAAAGGATAGCAGAACTGGAAAATGAGTGATTCAAAAAAGCTGAGAGCGTTGAAAGAAATCAGACGTAAAAACTTAGAAAAAAATTTATTAGATGTCCAGCTAAAAGGTCAGGATCATTATGTGTTTATTAATGAAAGCAATAAGGCACAAGTTGTAAATAAAGACGGTGCATGGGTTACTGAACACATCAGGACATCAATTCTGAAGTTTAATTTTGAAATTGATAAGATCCAGAAATTATTGGTGAAAGATTTTACAGATGAAGAACTTAAGCAATACGAAAAAAGCGTTTCATAAATCCTTTTTTGCTGTTTCTTACCTGATGTGCAGCATTAGTAGCTTCAAGCTCTACAAGTCGGCCTAGTAAGGATGCAAGAAATACATCCTGTTTCATTTGATGCCTTACCAAATGAGTGCAATACCGTTTGACGCTGTAGATGTCATCAGAGGCCAAGATGTCACGGCATCTCTGTTCCACCGATAGCTCAAGCTCCAATGGAGCATCTTCTATCTCGATGTTAAGAAATTTTTTACGTTTCATTTTACTGGGAAGAGTTTTTCTTCAATCATCTTTACGATGGCATCATCAACATCATTGTCTGATTTAGCTGCCAAATCTTTTAAAAGCGACAAACAGGCTTTGCGTAGACTCTCACTTTTGCCGAATCTGATGATCAGGTTGATTAAAAATTTAGACATAAAAGTTTGTGTTCTTTCCCAAACATACCAAAGATTAGTGATTCTGTCCCTCGATACGACTTACGGCTTTCTCCAGCTGTGAGATACGGTTAAAAATTTCTCTTATGTCTCTTTCTCTCCTATTGCTTATATTAGATAAAACCATGAGGAAGGCAGTGGCTGCTGCCCCAATCAGTGCTGCGTGTACCTCTGGCATTGATTTAAGCTATATTTATGTATAGTATGACTAATAAACCCCAGTTATGGCAGAGAAACCGAAAGATTTATCTGAAAAAACAAAACAATTAGAGGATGATAAACCTGATTATCAGGAAAAAATTACCTTTTTAGTTTCTACTATTGCACAGGCTTTTATATTAACTTGGTGTTTATTGGTGTTATCTCTTGGATATATAAAACTCCCTAATAAGTTATTTGGAATAGATATACCAGACCAACCAAGAGTGGACAGTACTTTCGCTGCTGGACTTTTAGGAAATATTTTAGGTGGGCTAGGTATCAGTGTTAATGCAGCGCAGGGAGCAAAAAAGAAAAAGAAAGAAGAAGGAGAAAATGGTGTTGTTGGTAACTCTAGTGGTGGTACACAAACTATCATAATAAAACAGCCATTAGAGATCGTCACAACAAAACCTGACGTAATCAAAGTTGATCCTACAAAAAAATGAAAAAACTTCTTCCATTTTTATTTCTTATGTCAGCACCAGCTTATGCTGATATAAAGCAAGAGTTTGTTACCTCTGCACAAATTACTGTAGATATGCCTTATGTTGTGACAAACAAGGTAGGAACTACATATTCACTAAGCGGAAACAATATTACCCCATCTGTAACTGTAGGAGATACCACAACATCAGGAAAGATTGGTGGGATCAATGTTGGCAGCCTTACCAATGGCGTTCCAGCGATGATACAAACTGACACCACAATAACTACTAGCGGTTCAGCGTTTTCAAAAACTGAATCGGTAATTATGGGTGATGCTACACCATCTGCTGTAACTCCTAGTTCGGGGATTGCAGCGTTACCAGTGTTAGGTGGACAGACTACTATTGGATCAGGTGGTACTGCTGGATCTCTTGCACTAACTTCATTGAGTTCTGGTATTCATACTTGCACGGCTGGAGGCAGTGGTACTAGCTGTATTGGGTCTACTAAAGTTACTATTACGATTGACTAGACTTTGGCTGCTGGTTTTATTAACATTACCTATAAGAACACTTGCTGTTCCTGTAGT